TCCATGTCGCTGTGCGATACAATAAAATATTGAAAGTGGTGCTACCCGCAGCATATTCCCCTGACGCTGCCTGTGTTGCGGTGATAATGATGGCTGACGGCGTATATTCGATTATGGTCGCAATGCCATCAAGAATCGTAATTGCGGTACTTGTGGAAGAAAAGGTATACTCACCACTACTGTTGCTTTTACCGGACATAATCGATACGAGTGAAAATGTAATATCAGTGCCATAGATCTTTGTGACCGGTGAGATTGCCTGATATGTAGGCGGTGTGCCAGACATTATATTTTGTTACACGTAGTATCGTATTACGTATCGTATTGCTGATATGTAAATGTAAAAAAATATTACCGCATATACCAATGATTTGAGAGGTAAGTCCCGACATTAGACGTTTCATTCTTCGTATCGCTTGTATCTCCACCCGCAGTGGTTACCATCTTCAGATTAGGTCCTTCGTCAACAATGCTCTTGATTTTCGTTGAACCAATAGAATAATTGAAATATTGAATGGTGGAAATATACCCACTAAACCTATTCTTGGCAGCAGACTCGCCAATATTAACCCTTCCGTAATTTTGGAGAGGAATACCAGCGGTTTTACGACGCTGGGACAATCTGCCATTGATATACAAATCAATGACATTATTGGTGACACGGATAACGGCATTGACCCATTTCTTCATTGGAATGTCAGTTGTGATGAGTTGTTCGTGTAGGTTATCTCGCTTATTAGTACTAGCACTACTTTTTCCAGTTACATCCACGACCGCCATCAAAGACACATTAACACCTGCGTCGGTCCTATCGGGATTTGTCGCGGTTATATCATTGGAAAACCGGATATACATTCCTGGTGCGTTATTTGGGTAATAGATTCCGGTAGTGGCCGACTTAGTCCCCTCTCCACCTTTGCTAAAGATTCTGGACCATTTATTTTTTTGAAGTGGAACCTGATTCACGAAAAACCACGCCGACCATGTATATTCTAAACCACCGTCTTCATTCATAGAGCGAGCGATAAATATGGAATCCTTTTGCGACGGGTCTGATGAAATATTCATTGCCATATCTTCAGTATTCGCGGTTCCGTTCAATACGTAAGGCGATGTTGAGGGAAGCATCAAATACGACAGTCCGATGATAGAGAATTTTACAGCCACTGAAAACACGATAAAAACCATCAAAATAAAAGCAAATTTTGCGACAAGACTATTGGAATCCATAAATTCTCGCAGACCGAATCCGTCACCGCCAGATCCAGATGAGGAAAGACCGGCGTCACTTGGCTTTGAGAAACTGGATGATATTCCGTTTAAAAGCCGACCTCCGCTGTCATTGCTAGTATCGCTCATTACACTCACTTATCGTATATAATCGGTCGCTGTGTCGTATTACTATATATATCAAATAAAAAAACAATCCATTCTTAATTAACAAGAATGGGTTGTTTTCACTTCGCTATGTGCTTATACTAGTCTGTTCCTGATTATCCACAATAAAGCTCAACTTCACCTTATATTTGTTGAGGAGATCGCTCCACGGGCTTCCACCGAATCCTTGTGAATAAATATCCCACGCTTCTTGAGGCGCGATTGGGGCAGCTTTCAGTTTGACATTGGTGATAAATCCAACGTCGTCTACTTTGGTGCTATCGCCTAAAATAATCATTTGTGTTTCACTGAGTTTTGAACCATTATTTACAACGCACGATTTCACTAATTTACCGTCCACATAAACATCCATCGCGGAACTGTTGAAACTGATAATAAGGTTCACCCATTTTTGAAGAGGGAAATCCGAGATTTCACAGTCTAAATTACTATTAGACACTCCGGATGTTGGGAAAATTTGGATGGTGTTTGTGGATTCTTTAAATTGAACTTGTAAAATTATACCCGCCGCATTTTTAAATTGTACCACCTTGGCATTTGATACCCATTTCTTAATGTAAAACCATATGGAAATCGCAGTATTTGCCTTGAAACTTGAGGGTAGGTTCGGGCCTTGTATAATGGTATTTGTCGACCATTTTTGCATTGTTCCTAAAGTTGTATAATTTGTGGTAAGTGCTTTAAAAATGACATACAACAGGAGAAGAATCACGATGATTGCGAGAACAAGTTTCGAGTTCATATTTGTATGAGTAGTTGATTCGTATAAATATTATATATATAATAATACATCCATTACCGTTCGCGGCATTCCATTACCGTTCGCGGCATTCCATTACCGTTCGCGGCATTCCATTACCGTTCGCGGCATTCCATTACCGCGAATACATCGTATTTGACCCAGCCACCTTGACTTCATCATCAATCGTCGACATTCCAATGATCGGTGGATTTTGCGTCTTCAACATTGTATATGTCCAGCGAATTTGATCCTTCGTGAGAGGATATTTGTGAAATGTGAAATTACAGATACTACCGTTGAGACCCCGGTTGTTGGGGGTTTGTCCCACTGTAATCGGCTTCAATTGGATATCGGGCATAATGAAGTCGCTCTTAAATATCAGCTTGTTATTCAGAAATAAGTCCATCGTTTTACCATCATAATTCACGACGAAATAGTTCCATCGCTGAAGTTGGACGTCAGTGTCGAGTTCTTCGTCATCGATTAACATCTGAATCTTCGTCATCTTCACAGTAGAATTGGTACCGTCATTTATAGCCGCATTATAGTTTGACCTAGAATTATATATTTCAGTGGTTTTAGATGTTTCATACGGAATACTACTATCACGACTCAACTGATGACAATATAATTTCAATTCGTTCCTAGAAGGATTGTATGTCAATCGCGGAACATCTCCGAAATTAAATATCTCTAAATCAGCATTCTTTGTTGTGACATTGTTATTCAAAAAGAACCACCCTGAAATGGAATACTGGTATCGCATTTTTTCTTCTGCCGGACAATTCGCGGCATCATCTTCTGGTGTGCGATCAGAACCAGTGTTATGATAAATGAATATGTTGGGGCTTTGCGTCGTCAAATTCGTGTCGTATAACTTTTTGAGGCTCACTGGCGCGCCGACGATTTGAGAGGCAGAAGCACCGATATAGTTGAGTAAATAAGGCCCGCCGTATAAAATGGCGATGAGCAGGAGTTCAATCGCGACGATAATCCAGATGGGGCGAGTCGTATCACCGACAGCGCCTTGCGACCCTTGGAGTAAGTCAAGGAAGAGGCACGGAATGTAAATAATAAACGCCCACAATAACTTCAGGAGTTTCACCCCAATGATGGACTTCGTGAGATGGAAAAGGAACATAAAAACGATGAGCGCAACCATAACCCCGTGTTGTTTGTAGTACGCCAGGGCACACAATATCACGAAGAATATCGTATTCATAATGAATCGGATATTGGTGAGGAGGTCCATCATTGGCGCCATCTTCGGGGGTGCGTCCGCGGCTGCGCCCGTGCCCGGCTCCTTCGGCAACTTATTATCAATGAATTCTAATCCGTAATGAAAGAAGAGTATCGCGAGACCCAATACGGTCATTCCCGTTACCGACATTCGGTTCTTGTCGTCCACATCGCGGTCATAGACCCACACAATTATCATCAATACAATGTAGATAATGTGTGTCATTCCGAATGTGAGCTGGCGCATCGGGCTACTGATATCCTCCGGCTTGAAGTCATTGAACAGGTAGTCTTCGGGTGTTTTCTGGTTCGTGGTCTTGAATTTATCCCGGAGGTAGGCGACGAACCCGGCGACGGCGACGATGGCCATAATAACGTAAATGGTGTGTGCTGTGGGGGAGTTCATCTGCGCGACGAACCCGCCGGATGCCGTCTCCGATTCATCTTTCGCCTTGCTATCTGCGCCAATCTTATAGACACTATAAATAATTGCGAGTATCAATATCACAAACGCAATGACAATAAAAATCACCTTGATGAGACTGCCCACTGCGTTTACCTTTGTTTGTTCTTGGCTTACTTCAGTATCCGCTGCGCTCGCAGCAGGTGCTGGTCCTGTCGCCGTCGATACATCCGCAGGTATAGGGATTTTACCAAGACCGAATAAACGAAGGTCAGTTCCTCTGTCGGTGTTTGCGTCTTTAGCTGCGTGCCATTTCGTGAAATCAAAAAACGACATCTGGTTTTCAAATGGCACAGTAAACTCGGGACTGTTTCTCATTTTTCCAATCACCCAAACAATGCCATAAATGAATAACTTGAAAAGGGCTATAAAAAATACTGGAACCAAATAAACAGATGTCAACAATGTTCTCACACCTTTTACGAGTGGATTGTCATCGGCAAATATCTCGTGGAATCCGCCACCGCTAATCAAATGATAAAAAATTGGAAGACAACACAACGCATAAATAATAACAATTACCACCACGTATTCCATATTCCTAGGAAATACGCCCTCGTTTTCAGCGAGGTGTTTCCATAACCAGGACAACCCGCCTACCGCTACCGCAATCGAGAGTCCGATGATTCCTATCCATTTTCCTATCCATTTTAAATCTCTGGGTGATTGCGCCGATTCTTTCCACTGCCACACCTGAATAGAGTCAATGAATTTCGTAATGGTGCTCAGTCCACCTACATTCATTTCCTTTACTTTTGGGAATAAGAGTATCGCGCATAATAACATTACAACAATGAATATAATAAAAAAGGTATCCAATAATTCTTTTACACGCGGGAACATATCTCCCCGAAACGATTTCGCGATCCACTCCATCGTGGCGTCCGACGTCGTGACCTTTGTGAAGACGATGGAGATACATAAAATGACGAGAATCATTGACAAGAATGGATTAAACCGCGATAAGCTTGCCAGATGTGCGGGTATTTTATCGATGAAACCTGTATTAGATGTGTCATTTACTATTTTATCCCAGTCATCTGCGGTAAATTTTTCAATATTCGCCGCATTTTGGCCGAGTTTTTCGGTCAGTTGTATGTTGTCCTTAAACGAATCACACTCGCCTTTGAATATATTGATAACCCCACTCGGAATTTTATTACATTCGACGACCTTCATTTTCGCAAAATAGAATACACTTATAAAAATCGTGATGATTACTGCCAATGCGAGTAATATATTATTGACGAGTTTGATGGGCTCATTATTGGATTGTTTCAGTTGGCCGATACGAGCCTCTATTTTAACGTCGATTGCTTTCTTGGATACTTCCTGGCTCTGAATCGCGAGTTCCCCCGATTTAGTGAGTTCTTTCACAACTTCATCTCTCAATTGCTGATAATATGCGTTGCCATTTGCTGCGTCGATTTCCACGTCCAACTTGAAGTTGGTTTCTTGGTTCAATGCTACAAAATTCCAAATGATGACCGCTATCAAGGCGAACGCCACAATATATCCGAAAATCTTAAACGCGGTGAGTTTATTGACTTCACCCATCACGCCAAGAAGGGCGAGACCCGCGAGAACCATATACACGATACCGTGGGACGCGAACAGATTATTTTGGTCTGTTTCTGCTTCAATACCGGAAACAGTGGGTATCCATTTTTGTTGGGTCGCGATGAATAAAAATCCGGCAATAAACAATAATATAAATGAGACATATCGGCCGGATTTAAATAACAAGCTGGTACTGACATCTGGATGAAACATTTTATAGCGATACATCATATATAGTGTAGCAAGCACTGCGATTACCTGAAAAATAATACCAACATTCAATACTATATCGGACATTGACGTCTTGAGTGCGGCTGTGTTGTTTGAATTCACTTGCTGGGAATCGTTTGAACCAGATTGTAGAGAACGAACCTTAATAAATATACCAATGACTGCTAGAACCAAACCAGATGTTAATTTAAAACCGGTTGATGCGAATATACTTTCGTCACTCTCTTTTTCATCCCCTCCCCGGAACGCTTTCCATAAAACAGAAATTAAAATGATACCCCCCACGCCAAGAAATCCATAACTGATATATTCGAGTATACTGGATTGATTTGTTTCTCCAATACGATTGCCTATTTTATAACTTGTCAAGCCAAGAAAGAGGCCCAAGCCGAGAAGTAGAATAACGCCGAAAAAAATCCAAGTCATAGTTTCTGGAGATATCTGAAACGGAGAAGCGGATGAAGGTAGTAAGGGATCGCCGGCGCTTCCTGCCGCGGTGGCCGCATTTTTCCACCCAATATACGAATAAATATCGCCGGAGTACAACCATAATGAAAATAGAATACTTGTGATCAATAATACAAATACAGAAAGGTTTTTGGTGAATACTTCCCATGTAAAAAACCCGACGAGTATAATTACGGAAATTATAATAAATGGTAGAAATTCTATTATTTTAGTTAAGGATGGCGTTGAAGCATCCATTATAGTTATAACGACACCCAGTTATAAATATAAGATATAATAATTCGCGTTTCGCATCCGCGACTCCGCTACGCTTCGTCGTTTCGTCGCTCTGCGGCTGTGCTATATTTGATAGTTTTGTTTTCACAATGCGGCGTTTCGCGAACCCTAGAGAAACGACATCGCCGTCTTTTTTCCGTGGCAATCCCGACACAAAGCGACTAAATTATCCACGTGGTTGGAACCTCCGTGTTCTAAAGCAATGACATGGTCTACTTCAAACCACGCGGGCAATTGACGCTGACAGTCTCCGCATTTCCACCCCTGTTGTGCTGCGACATACTTCTTCTTGGTTTCGCTCACACTACGCTTGCTAGAATTCTTCCCGGAATTGAGGATACGGCGTTCGGAGGCGCTGCCGCCTGGGGTTCCGCCCCCCAACGACGGAGTTGTTCCCATCGCACTACTCATCGCGCGGCCAATCGCACTGCCACTACTCGCTCCGCCACTCGCTCCGCCACTCGCTCCGCCCATCGCACCGTCGTCGTTCGGGGGCGAACCCCTGGTCATATCAAAAAACGGCGTTATCATATCCGCCGTCCCCTTGCTTATCGGCATATACTTAATGATGTCATTGGCGTGGTACATCAATTGCCTAGAGTTTTCCGGATTACGGCGCAAAAAGAGGAAGAGTGAGAGACCCGCGAACGCAAACATCGCCATCTTCATCCATTTTTGATTGCTCTGAAACATTTTCATCAGATGCCCGTCATAGTATGTGTTTACGATAAGGAATGCTGCGACAATAAAAACGATATACTCGGCTTTTACCATTGCGTGTGTGTGCGGTTATATATAGCAGCGAATAATATCACCGGAATAAACCGGTTATGGTCGGTTCGCTCATCAACGGCATAATCCACCGGCTTCACCGATTATGGTAATAATACGCCGCATATCCCAACCCCGCTAGCATCAGTATATACACCAGCCTCTCACGGTATTTCAGTTCCTCCAGGATTTGTATCGGTTTCGGGCGATAGTGGAGGTAGTAATTCTCAAGCGCGTCATGTAGTGACATCTCGTCCTTCATCAGGAGGACATTATACCGATTATGGATGAAATGGACCCACTTGATAAATGAATCGCGGCTATCTAAATAAGGAGTTATCGGGTAT